TATGCGATTATAAAGATGTAATTAAGCTTTTAGTATTAAATGTAAAAAAATGATTTAATTATAAACGATCATTATAAAACATATAGTATAAATTATATGTTTTATAATGGATTAATTTTTGATTTGGATGGTACCTTATATAATTATGATAAGTGCCACGAAACGGCATTGAGAGATACTTTACAACTGTTATTAGTAATTTGTAATAAGATTTCATATGATTTAATGCATTATGATTTAATACATAATAAATATTCTTCGATTTCATCCAAACTTAAAAATGAATTAGGTATGACGGCTTCCTCACACAATAAGAGCATATATTTTAAACATTTATTGGAAAGTTTGAATGTTTCCTATACATTATTACCAAAATTAAATTCTCTCTACTGGCAATCGTTTTACCAGGCGATGGAATGTTATGAAGGTGTCAAAGAATTTATACGATGGAATAAAACACTAGGGAAAAAAATAGGTATATTAACAGATTATGAAACCGAGTATCAAATTATTAAATTGAAACAATTAGGCTTATTGGAGTATATCGATGTTATTGTTACAAGCGAAGAAGTCGGAATTGAGAAACCCAGCGAACAAATGTTTCAAACCATTTTGAGAAAAATGAATTTAGCGGCCAACGAAGTTATTATGTTTGGCGATAACTACGAAAAGGATATTCGTGGAGCAAATCAGCTGAATATATTGACTTATTTTTTTAATCCAGTTGTTGATTTCAAAAAAGGAAGGGGAGAAGAATTCGATAAATTTATAACACTGCATTTAAAGTTTAAGGAAATACATGGTGAGTTGGATATATTAAAAACGCTTTCAAAATATTGCGGGGAGAGATTTGATTTGGTTCAAGCGGGGGGTGGTAATTCTTCAGTGAAAATAGATGATTGGCTCTTTATTAAAGCCTCTGGTTATAATTTGTCAGCCATCGATTTAAATAATGGATATGTAATGATGGATAATAAGAAAATAAAAAAGGATATTGCGGCCGAAACAATTGAAACCAATATAGTAAATTATAATGTGATCGGTACTAAACGGGGTTCAATTGAAACCTTTATGCACTCGATTTTGAAAAAATATACGATACATTTACATCCCATCCAATTAAATCGTTTGTTGGTTTCAAAAAACGCCAGAGAAATTTGTCAAAACCTATATCCTGCAGGATTGGTTATTGATTACTTGACACCTGGTATAAAAGTATGCAACGAAATTAAACGGGTTTACAATAATGAAAATGTTATTTTCTTGATAAATCACGGTTTAATTATAACAAGTGATGATATTCTTGAAATCTACACTTTATTAGACAAGGTTCTACTGCAATTTGAAACGATTTATCCAGCTATGAATTTGGCGAAATATAAAAATACAAATAGAATAAGTCGTGTGGTTAATACGGTTTTTGGTATAAACAATGTCTCGTATTTATGTGAGGATAATGTAATTAATGATTATCTAAGTAAAAATCCGGATTTATTGGAAGAAAAGATTACTTTTCCAGACGCATTAATTTATTGCGGATTAAACATAGTACGTGTTGATGATTTTTCCTTATTGGAAACTGAATTGATTTTATATAAAACCAATTATGAAGAACCGCCAAAAATTATAGTTTTTGGGGAACACATTTATATAACCAGTCATACTTTAAATAAATGCAAAGAAATCGAAGAGGTATTAAAGGCCAATTTAATGATTTTGGATAATGGAATAGAAAAAACGTATTTATCTGTGGAAGAAATTTGCTTTTTAAATCATTGGGATGCCGAGAAATATAGAAAATTATTATAAAAATAAAATATAATATGTTAGTAAATAACATTAAATTATTACATACTTATGATGTACCTATTAAATATAATAGTAATGAATCCAATTTTGAAAATATATTTATATTAGATAGTCATAATAATAACATAAACAATATAACATATAGTTGTCCCATACATTTCGATCAAAGAATTTTGAAAACGGAATTAATGCGACGAAATATTATTAATATTAATAATGCATTTTTATTTTATTCTTTCATGTATCAACTCGCATTTGGTCATTTTATAGAACAATGTATACCTAAAATAAATTTTTTTATGACTATTAAAAATACAATTAAAAATATTAAATTTTGTATACCAAAAAAAAGGTATAACGCATTAACAAAAGAAATAGTAAAATTTCTGGAAATTAATGAAGATGATCTAATAATATTAAATGAAGATACGACATATATTGTAGATAATCTTTATTATAATAATTATGATTGTGCTGATTTTAATATAGATAAAATTAAATCGTTTAATTTTATACGAGAAAAATTGGGAATAATGCCAAATATTAAACAAACGCGCAATATATATTTACAGAAAAATACAAACGTTATAGCAGATACTGATTGTTATACTATTGGAAAAACAAGAAAAATTGAAAATGAGGATATTTTAATTAAAATTTTAAAGGATAAATTTAATTTTGAAATAATTACATTAGGTGAACATAATTTATTTGATAAATCTTTATTATTATCTGATGTAAATATTTTAATAAATCAAACTGGTGGAAATATGTATAATTTATTTTTTTCAAATACACCAAAACATATTTTATTTTTATCTAATAATTCGCCACTTCATGTTGATTATATTAATAATATATTACCAAAGTTGAATTATTATACACAACATTCACCAAAATTACTTTGTTATAACTCGACTATTTTGAATGCAGACAAACTAAATAATATGAATGACCCATTTATAGTTGATATTGAATATATTATTAATTACTGTGATACTATTTTATTAAAAGGTTAATAATTTTATATCAACATAGTCTGTTGTTCTGTTTAAAATATTTATTTTACGTGTATCATTTATGTTTTTCCAATCATCAAACATGCGTCTATTTTTATCCACATCATAATGAATATTATTTATTCTGTGTACATTTATACATTTTTCTATACAGTTATCCGTTACATTTGATTCATAGTGACATATATAATTATTATCAATATGACTTTGTTCGAGTATAAAGTCATATGTTTCTAAATATTTTGTCATTGTATTTTGTCTGGCAAAAACCCATTCAGGTGATACAATGTTTGCTTTATGAATACCAAAACTAATAAACTGACACGGTTGATTAATTGAATACAATATTCCTTCTTCGGGCATTTTAAATAAAGGTATTTTATCAATAATAATATCAGATCGAAAGGTCATACTATAATCATATTTGAACCCATTTTTTTTTTCATATTCTATTGCCATATTAAAAGCATTTTTATAATTATACCACATTGATAATATATTCAGTGGCACATATTGATTATTCACTAATTGTTTTACTGTTTGAGGGTGACTTGATGTATTTATAAAGTTAGATGGAACTATATATTTATTGATGTATATGCCCTTTAAATAAAAAGATAATTTATCTTTCATATTTTTGAAATAGTTACATTCTGCATTTTCGTTATTAATTGACATAAATAAATCAATATCATAATCATTGCTATTATTTAATACCTTTAATAGACATGATTCCCAGCATGTAGCGCGTCCAGCAATTAATAATGCTATTTTTGGTTTCATTTTTATATATTATTATTTTATTGTAAATCTCCAAGCGCTATTCAATCCCTTGTCTAATTTATCGACTTCCTTCATATTTAATTTTATTTGCTGGTATTTATTTTGTGCATTCCATCCAGTATTTGAGGAATCCAGTGTATAGGATACTAACAATGTATTCTCATTTTCATTGATATCTTCAATCTCTCCAATTATTTTTCCATCCTTGCTTTTTACTCGCATATAGCGCTTGAATTCACTTGTTTCAATATGTTCCGTATTATGATTATAAGTCACATCGACCCCATCCAAACTATATTTAAAGCGTTGGTTCACTTCCATAAAGGTTGGGGAAATAATAGCTTCTAATTTTGTGGTAGGGGAAGAGAAAAGCACATTAGAAATGCCTCCGCCAATCGCGCCGACGACATGAGTTGCATTCGAAAAGTATATTATTTTTTCAACTGTCGTTAATTTTTCAGTAAAGACTTCGGTATAACCCTCGTGTGTGAGCTGTGCGACTAAATCATCTTCGTTGGTCAATTTTCGACGGGTTGTATAATTGGTCCCAATATTATGGAAATCATTATGTAAATGCGTGCGCCGCGAAACATAGATTTTTCTTGGGATTTCTTTTTGGGTGTCAGGTAAATAGGTTGTCTTTACGCGTTTTACAATGTCCCGATAGAATTCATATATTTCGTTCCGAGGCGGTAAATTGGAATCAATATCGTGTGTATACGAGGTCGAAATATAGACTGTTTCATATTGTGTTTCTTTATTTACCATAATGATATCACTTTGCTCTATATTTAGTATTGCCAGAAACTCCAAGACAAAGGGGTAAATTTCTTTTTTTTGTTCATTGGGATATTGCATTAAGAGTTTTAAATCTGGAAGTGATTTTTTTAATGAGAGAAAGGATATTAAATAAGGCAAGGAATCGTAAAGAAAATGAAAATAGTTATCGGTATTGTAAATGAAAAAAAAGAGGGGATTTCTGTAGATACTTCTTATACTTGTATCTGTTATACTTGTATCTGTTATACTTGTATCTGTTATACTTGTATCGCTATATTCAAACCACATTCCTTCTTTTTCATAAACCGTACCGGATTGTAAAGACATTGTTTTTTCTAATAGAGGCAATACGCACTCATCTGATGTTTGGTTTTGTTTTAATAAAACATTAGGATAGAATAGATTAATACCAGTTGCGATACAATCTTTTAATTGATAGATATTTATTTTGCGTCCGTGTTTATCTACTGGAAATAATGTTTGGTATATAGGATGGGTTTTAAATAAATTAATCTTCATTTTAATCTTCATTTTATATTTTATCTTCTTAAATACTTAAATACTTTTATTGAGTTAAAATATACATATGTCCAAAATATGTGCTGTATTTACGTGTAATGCAAATTATGTTAATAAATTTATCTCCACGTGTAATCAGTTATTAACCAATGGCAAATACAAAGGTGATGTATGTTTAATTATCGGCGATGATTTAAAGAACAATCAGCAATTGTTAAACCACGATTTTATTGTGCGCAATAAAATTATTGTCAACTATTTTCCAAATCTCGTGTTTCCGAATAAATTTATAGAAATAAATAATAAGGTTGTTTTTGATGGTAGAAATATAACCAAAAAATTTCAGTGGCATAAAATGCATTTGTTTAATGTATTTTTCAAACAATGGGATTATATATTTTATATAGATTGTGGTATGAACATTTTTTCGGATGTAACGCCCATACTTAATGAGTGTAAAGCAAATAAAATAGTGGCACATTCAGACGCATATCCTACATATGAATGGAAATTAGATCATCAATTTTGTAAACATAATCGTGAACTATTTGATAAACTCGCCAATACGTATGATTTAACTGTCGATTATTTTCAAACAACGATGTTGTTATATGATACAGCTGTCATCGAAGAAGATACTTACGATAACTTGTATAATCTTATGTTGGAATATCCCAATAGTAAAATGAATGAACAAAGTATAATGGCATTGTATTTTACAAATGTTAAACCCTGTTTTGAACAATTAAAAATAAGAAATGAAACAACCTATTTTTATGACTTTTTCAGACGTAATCCGTCTGATAGTTATATTATGATAAAATATGCTTAAATTTTGAAAGGAAATACATAGTATATATGGTTAAAATTGCTTTATTTATTAGTGGGAGAGTCATCTGTTATAATCAGTGTTTATTACCCTTAATTAATAATTTAAAATTAAAATATGATATCAAATTGTTTGCTTCAATTAATGCGTTTGGGTTTGGAAACCACGAAAATAAAGAGGCGATATTAACAAATTTTAAACATGATTTTCGCGATGTCTTGGCCGATATACAGGTGGAAGAGTATAAAATGCCCAGGTCGATAACCGTTTAAAAAATAACATTCATTCTTTTCCCTATAATCAACTCTCGTGCTTCTATAATGATGCAAAAAATTTTCAGTTGATTGAAAATTATGAAAAAACACACGATTGTGAGTTTGATATTATTTGCAAAGTGCGAAGTGAAATTATGGTTCAAGGGAATATCATTGATTTTGTTGTGGACAACAAAGATGATTTAGTTATACGGAATAAACATATAACATATATACGCTATTGGGGACACGCATACAATAATACACAACTTATGATATCAGATGCCTTTGCTTATGGCAATAAAAATAGTATGAAAAAATACTGCTCTACATATAATTTTATATTGGAAAATGATTTGCGTTTGAAAGGATTATATGCACACGCGTTTGAAATATATTTAACTGATAGTATATTGCAACATGTGTTTTATAATGTACCCAGCGGCGGGGTTACCCCTTTATTAACAGCGAATGAAATAATTGACAAATATGCGAATAATCCAAATAATATTAAAATTATTTATATAGATAATGTAAATTATTGTTTAATCGACGACAATATACGTCGGGCAAATAATTTTATAGTCAATGAAACAAATGTATTAAATTATACACAGTCATAAATTATATAAATTACATTTAAAAGCATTATAGTTTATTTATTATAATGCTTTATTGCTGTCACCGTATTAATACCATAGCCGAGCTAAAAATAATTCCAGTTGCTTATGGTATTGAACTTGATTTGCGTGATGACACTAATGGTAACGTTTATATAGCGCACGACCCATTTGTCATTGGCGAATTATTTGAGTATTTTTTACAACATTATGCACACGCCTTTATTATCTTAAATATCAAGAGCGAGCGTATTGAGTATCGTGTGCTAGATTTAATGCGAAAGTATGGTGTAAATGATTATTTTTTTCTCGATTCATCTTTTCCAATGATTTATAAGTTAAGTAGTGAGGGGGAGCAGAATATAGCATTACGGTTTTCGGAATACGAGGGTATCGATACTGTCTTGGCAATGCAGGGGCGCGTAAAGTGGATTTGGATTGATTGTTTTACACAGAATCCCTTGACGATAGATATATATCAGACATTGAAAGCGGCGGGCTTTAAACTTTGTTTTGTTTCGCCTGAATTACAGCAGCAACCCGAGAAAATAGAAGAATATAAAACATATTTTAAAGCGAACCAAATCGAACTGGATATGATATGTACCAAAGTTTATAATATTGATAAATGGTAAGAACTGATTAATTGTAAGAACTGATTAATTGTAAAAACTGATTAATTGTAAAAACTGATTAATTGTAAAAACTGATTAATTGTAAAAACTGATTTAAATATAAAAATACAAAATTATAAAATGGAACATGAACAGGAAGATCCGGCCCTAAAAGAAATTTGCAATAATAATGTTAAAAATATGCCATCCCAATCTTTATATGATAATTTCAATGGTTTCATTTTTGATAAAGATATAAAAGTCTTGGGTAAACTCTTATATCGGTATAAATTTTTTGAATTAACAAAAGATTTACCTGGTGATATTGTCGAGTTGGGAGTTTTTAAAGGTTCAGGTGTGGCCACTTTTTTAAAATTTATTGAAATATTCAGCACGCACTCTAATAAAAAAATAATAGGATTTGATTTATTCAATAGTTTGAATGATGTAGTTTCGTCGTTTGAAAATGGTCAAACTATGCAGACTGTCTATTCAAAGGTTGATTCGAATGAATTAAATTTATCATCGGTTTCGAATAAATTAAAAAATATTAACTCGGATTCTTCAAAATTTTTATTAGTTGAAGGCGATGTGTGTAAAACAACAAAATCATTTGTTACCAATAATCCCGGTTTTAGAATAGGATTAATTTATGTAGATTTAGATTTGAATGAACCAGTGTATCATTCTTTAATGAATTTATGGGATAATTTACTTCTTGGCGGTTATATCATATTTGATGAATATGAATATCACAAATTTGATGAATCAAATGGTGTTGACCGATTTTTAAAAGAAAAAAAGTTGGAATATACGATTAAAAGCACAAACTGGATGGCGCCTACGGCATTTATGATAAAAAAATAAATGGATACTTTTAAGATTTAATAATATAAAGCTATAAAGCTATAATTTTATATTATTAAAACACATGGTTCACATTATTATTCCCATGTCTGGATTAGGAGAAAGGTTTGTTAGTGCTGGCTATAATGCACCAAAACCACTCATTGAAGTAGATGGAAAACCAATGATTGAACATGTTGTCAATCTATTTCCGGGCGAAATGAATGTAACATTTATTTGCAATGATAAGCATTTGAATGATACGTCGATAAACATGCGCGCGACATTAAAATCTATTTGTCCAACTGGAAAAATTTACGAAGTGCCGGTTGAAGGGCGGGAAGGGCCGGTTCACGCGGTCTCCTTAATTTTTGAAGATATTGATGACGAGGCTGAAGTGATTGTCAGTTATTGTGATTACGGAACGGCGTGGAATTATAAGGAATTCTTAAAAGATACACGGGCGCGGGGAGCAGCTGGCGCGGTGGCGTGTTACCGCGGATTTCATCCGCATATGCTCGGTACCGATAACTATGCCTTTTTAAAAGAAACTGAGGAGGGTAACCGCTGGATGGCAGCAATTCAAGAAAAACAACCTTTTACAAATCACCGCCTCAAGGAATATGCCTCCAATGGGACTTATTATTTTAAAAGTGGTTCCATTATGAAAAAATATTTTAAGCAAGCCATTGAAATGGGTGAGGTTATGAAAGTCCGCGGAGAATATTATGTGAGTATGGTCTATAATTTATTAGTGGCGGATGGTCTCGGCGTCTCTATATTTGAAATAGACCAGATGTTGCAGTGGGGGACACCATATGATTTAGAAGTGTATAAGGATTGGAGTAGATATTTTGGGAATATTGTAAACCCACAAAAGAGTCCCGATGATATGCTCGAGACAACTTTAATCTTACCGATGGCTGGTGCAGGTAGTCGCTTTACCAAAAAAGGTTATACTGTTTCCAAACCTCTTATTGAGGTGAACGGAAAACCAATGATTGTTCAAGCGGTCAATTGTTTGCCAAGCACCACACATAAAGTGTTTATTTGCTTAGAAGAGCATTTGAACAGATATAATATCGACGTCGAATTAAAAAATACATTTGAAGGCTGTCGGATTGAAACTGTGTCAGGCATTACCCAAGGGCAAGCGTGTACAAGTGAAATAGGCATTTGCCAAAGTAAAGTCAGACTGGATAAACCAATTTTAATCAGCGCGTGTGATAATGGTGTTTATTATGATAAAGCGAAATATCAGAAATTATTGGATGATGAAACGATTGATGTCATTGTGTGGACCTTTCGCAATAACCCGACAAGTCGAAATAATCCCCATATGTATGCGTGGCTTGAAACGGATGAACTGGATTTTGTGAAAAAAGTTTCGTGTAAAAAATTTATAGAAGGTGTACATGATATTCGTCAAAGTCACGTGATTATTGGCACCATGTTTTTTCGAAAAGCGAGCTACTTTCTAGAAGGACTAGCTGAAAATTATAAACAAAATATTCGAAGCAATGGCGAATTTTACGTCGATGATGTTATTCAGCAAAATATTACACAAGGCGGCCTACGTGTAAAAGTATTTGAAGTAGAAAATTATATTTGTTGGGGAACGCCTGATGATTATGAAACATATTGTTATTGGCGGCGATTTTTTGATAAATGTGATTGGCATCCCTATGCCATTGAAAAAGATTCCACCTCAATATAAAAAAGTGTCTGCGTTATCATTCGGATATTTACATGTACTATTTACACTGGCTTCATACTCAGGCATATAACACGTTTGAATGCTGGTGGAAAAAAATGCGGCGCACCACGATAATGTGCTTTTGGAACAAATTAAATTGGTAGCTTCTTTCATTATATAGTAATCGGTTAGTGTATCATTGCTTTCGATTATCGTTTCTGTTTTTTTTTCATTTTTTAAAAAATTCTGTAATTCTTTTATATAATTTTTTTCAAAGGGGGTGCTGGGTGTTTTACACACGATGCATATCGTATTGCTATCGCTTATAGTATATTTTCGAAATAAATCAATTATTCTGCTTACCGGTATATACATATTATGTGTTACAAAATCTTCCAATCGCAGATGTAAAACATTTTTGTATTTTTTTGTAAACGTTGCCGGTGTATAGAGAATATCAACCATTTTGTATTTTTCACAATTATTGTCTCCGGCCAAAATACCATCAGTTATTATTTCGTGGTTTTTATTATTCGTTATAAAATCAATAATTTGCATTTTATATTTTTTATAAATCGCATCGTGTTGATAAAATCCAGTCATAGAAACACTTAACGTCTCCATATTTGGTGGCTTAGTGTAAGTGTTTGTTAATAATAAATTCGAAATCAATTGAAATTTTTCATCATCGATTTGTGGCATACTCCAACTGTTACCACAAATATAGTCGCCATTATTATTAATGCACATTACAGCGGAGGCTAAATAGCGAAAAATTGCATTACCTAATCGACCTCTAATACAAAAATTAATTTGCATTTTTGTATATTGCATTTTTGTATATTGCATTTTTGTATATTGCATTTTTGTATATTTATAACAATTGAGTTTAATTACATTTTTTATTATAGTGTTTTATGACAAATGTTTAGTTTATGTATTCCAACGATGGATCGT